GAAATCGCAGAGACGCGCGACGTCCTGACCTGCCCACGAGAAGGCGCCGGACGCCTGGCCGCAAGGCAGGCGTCCGATGTCCTTCGCGTGGCACGAGATCCGTGATCACCTCATGCATTCATCCTCAAACCTTCACTTCCAGCGCAGTTTCGACGCCGTCCGACGTGCGCAGGTCGCCCTCGCGCCGTTTCGGGATCCGGCGGCCCTGCTGGACGGGCTGCACCGCACGCTCGGCGATCAGGGCCAGAAGAACCTTATCCTCTCCGCGCTCGTCAGGGTGGCGCAGGGCGACGGGCCCGCGTCCGACTGCGCGCTGACGCTGCTGTTGCTGGCGCTCTGGCCCGGCCTCGACGCCATCCGGCGCCGGTCGATCTGGCGCAGGATCGGCACCGCCGACGAGGTGGCGTCCGATGTGCTGGCGCGCACCACCGAGGCGGTCCGCAGGCTCGACCTAGGGCGGGTCAACTGGATCGCCGCGACGGTACTGCGCAACGTCGAGCGCGACATGATCCGGGTGCGCGAGCGCGACCAAGCACGCGAACGTCTCGCCAGCGGCGCCGATCCCGACGAGGTGGCGGACAGCGGCGATAGCGGGATCGGCGAGACCGGGTACGCACGGCTGAACGGCGCCGTGCGGAAGCTGCTCGGCGATGACGCCCTGCTGGTGATCCGCGTGGCGATCGAGGGCTTCTCCCAGGCCGAAGTCGCCGTGGAACTGGGCCTGACCGAGGCGGCCGCCCGCAAGCGGTACCAGCGCGCCATGCGCCGGCTGCACGACGCCCTCGAGGAAATCCCCTGAGCCGATGTCCCGATCCGGTCCCGCCGATGGCTTTTCCCATTCGAGCGCCCCGAGCGCCTTCCCTCTAACCGAAAGCAGACACGCATGAACCGCACTGCCGATCTGTCGCTCGAGGATTTCAGGCGTCTCCCGGGGCTCTATCGCCGCTGGGAGCTGACCGAGGTCTGCGAGCCCAATCGCAACTATCAGATCGAGGACGCCGGCGCCCACGCCGACGGGACGCCGCTGCTGGCGATCTACGTCGCCGAGCCCGCGCCCGACGTCCGCGAGGCCGCCTGATGCGCCTCCTAGATCACATCATCCCACGGAGAACCGCCATGCCGGACCAGCCGGACGACATCACCCGTCTTCGCAAGGCGAGCTACGCACTCGAAGACCTCCCCGAAACCATCGCATTCCCGCAGCGCGCCGGTGACGAGCCGCGCGAGCCGCTGCCGGTCGTCGAGGCGACCGTCGACGAGATCGCCTTCGCGATCGTGGAGGCTGAGCGCGAGAGCTTGGCCGCCTACCGCCGCGCCGACGCGCTGAAGCGCCTCTACAAGCTCGCCCGCGAGGCGGGGTGCATCGGCGCAGACCGCGCCGCCACGGCGGTGATGAAGAAGGAGGGCCAGTGATGGCCCTTCCCATCATCGGCGCCGACGAACGGCTCGCCCAGCGCAAGGGCATCAAGGGCGTCATCTTCGGCCGGTCCGGCATCGGCAAGACCAGCCTGCTCTGGACGCTGAACGCCTCGACCACGCTCTTCCTCGATCTCGAGGCCGGCGATCTGGCGGTCGAGGGGCTGGAGATCGACACGCTCCGGCCCCGCACATGGAAGGAATGCCGGGATTTCGCGGTGTTCATCGGCGGGCCGAACCCGGCGCTGCGCGAGGACCAGCCCTACAGCCAGGCGCATTTCGACGAGGTCTGCGGCCGCTACGGCGATCCGGAGGTGATCGGGAAATACGAGACCGTCTTCATCGACTCGATCACCGTGGCCGGGCGGCTCTGCTTCCAGTGGTGTCGCGGCCAGCCCGAGGCGTTTTCGGAGAAGACCGGCAAGCCTGACATCCGCGGCGCCTACGGGCTGCATGGTCGCGAGATGATCGGCTGGCTGACTCACCTGCAGCACACGCGCGGCAAGCATGTCTGGTTCGTGGGCATCCTCGACGAGCGGCTCGACGACTTCAATCGCAAGGTCTTCCAGCCGCAGATCGACGGCTCGAAGACCGGGCTCGAGCTTCCCGGCATCGTGGATCAGGTCATCACCATGGCCGACATCCCGGACCCGGGCGGCCAGCCGCAGCGCGCCTTCGTCTGCCAGACGCTGAACCCCTGGGGCTATCCGGCCAAGGACCGCTCCGGCCGCCTCGACATGGTCGAGGCCCCGCATCTCGGTCGGCTGATGGAGAAGATCCAGCGCCCCGCGGCGCCTGCCTCCGAACGCCTGTCCTGGCCGCCGGTGATCCCGGCCGATCCCGCCCCCGCGCAGGCGCCCGACCATGGCTGAACGCATCTCGCCATGCCCGGTGTCCCGATCCGGTCGCCGGGGTGGCTTTTCCCTATCGACGCCGCTGCGCGTCCCATCCTGCAACAGATAAGGAGCCGCGCAATGTCCGGACCCTGGAACGATTTCAACGACGCGCAGAGCAACACCAACCTCATCCCCAAGGGCACGCTGGCCAAGGTGCGCCTGACGATCCGTCCCGGCGGCTTCGATGATGCCTCGCAGGGCTGGACCGGCGGCTGGGCGCGCCGCGCCGCCACCGGCGCGGTCTATCTCGACGCGGAATACACCGTGGTCGAGGGGCCCTATGCCCGCCGCAAGGTCTGGTCGCTGATCGGCCTCTACAGCCCGAAGGGTCCGGACTGGGCCAACATGGGGCGCGGCCTGATCCGCGGCATCCTGAACTCGGCGCGCGGGGTTTCGGACAAGGACAACTCGCCCGAGGCGCAGGCGCGCCGCCGCATCAACGGCTTCGGCGATCTCGACGGCGTCGAGTTCGTCGCCCGCATCGACATCGGCACCGACACCAACGGCGAGGACAAGAACGAGATCCGCGCTGCCGTCACGCCCGACCATCGCGACTACGCCGCGCTGATGGGCACGGTCGCGCCGCAGTTCGCCGCCGCCCCGGCGCAGGGAAGCACCTCGCAGCAGCCCACCACGGCCACCCAGCCCAGCCAGCCCGCGTCCGCCCCCGGCACCGCCGGTCGGCCGAGCTGGGCGCAGTAAGGGGGAGACCGCCATGCGCCTGCGCCCCCGCCAGAAGACCTTCGTCGAGCGCAGCGTGGCTGCGCTCGCTTCCCGCGGCAACACGCTGGGCGTGGCGCCCACCGGCGCGGGCAAGACCATCATGCTCTCGGCGGTCACCGGCGAGATGATCGGCGACGGGGCCAAGGCCTGCGTGCTGGCGCACCGCGACGAGTTGACTGCGCAGAACCGCGCCAAGTTCCAGCGCGTGGTGCCGGGCGTCGCCACCTCGGTCATCGACGCCACCGAGAAATCCTGGAACGGCCAGGTCGCCTTCGCCATGGTGCCGACGTTGGCGCGGGCATCGAATCTGGCCGACATGCCGCGCCTCGATCTGCTGGTTGTCGACGAGGCGCACCATGCGGTGGCCGACAGCTACCGCCGCATCATCGATCGGGTGCGCGAGGCCAACCCCGACGCTCGCATTTTCGGGGTCACCGCGACGCCGAACCGGGGCGACAAGAAGGGGCTGCGCGAGGTTTTCGACAATGTTGCCGACCAGGTGCAGTTGGGCGAGCTGATCGCCTCGGGCCACCTGGTGCCGCCCCGCACCTTCGTCATCGACGTGGGCGTGCAGGACGAGCTGCGCTCGGTCCGCAAGACCATGTCGGATTTCGACATGGCGGAGGTGGCGGGCATCATGGACCGTGCCCCGGTCACCGACGAGGTGATCCGGCACTGGAAGGAGAAGGCGGGCGACCGGCAGACCGTGGTGTTCTGCTCGACCGTCGCCCATGCCGAACACGTCACCGAGGCGTTCCGGACGGCAGGCGTCTCCGCCGCGCTGATCCACGGCGATCTGGCGGCCGAGACCCGCAAGGCGATCCTCGCCGACTACGCGGCGGGAAGCATCCGCGTCGTCGTCAACGTCGCGGTGCTGACCGAGGGCTGGGACCATCCGCCCACCTCGTGCGTCGTGCTGCTGCGGCCGAGTTCCTACAAGTCCACCATGATCCAGATGGTCGGGCGCGGCCTGCGCACCGTCGACCCCGAGGAACACCCCGGCATCGTCAAGACCGACTGCGTCGTGCTGGATTTCGGGACGTCGAGCCTGATCCACGGCACGCTGGAACAGGACGTCGATCTGGACGGCAAGACCGAGACCGGCGAAGCGCCGACGAAGACCTGCCCGTCCTGCGAGGCGGAGATCCCGCTGGCCGCCACCGAGTGCCCGCTCTGCGGCGAGGCGTTCCCGCGGGAGGATCCGGATACGGGCGAAGGCGGGGCTGCCGCGCCGCTGTCGGGCTTCATGATGACAGAAATCGACCTGCTGAAGCGGTCCAGCTTCGCGTGGGTCGACCTCTTCGGCACGGACGATGCGCTGATGGCCACGGGCTTCACCGCCTGGGGCGGCATCTTCTGGCTGGACGGGGTCTGGTACGCCATTGGCGGGGCGAAGGGCGATCGCCCGCATCTGCTGGGCGTCGGTGAGCGCACGGTCTGCCTCGCGCAGTCCGACGACTGGCTGAACACCCACGAGACCGACGAGAGCGCCTTCAAGACCCGATCCTGGCTGCGCCAGCCGCCGACCGAAAAGCAGCTGCAATACCTGCCGCCCGAATGCCGCCATGACTTCGGCCTGACGCGCTACCGCGCCTCGGCGCTGATGACCTTCGGCTTCAACAAGCGCGCCATCCGCCAGCTGATCGACGGTGCGGCCAGCCCCGAACGGAGGGCGGCATGACCCATGACCTCCATCACCCCCATCACGGCCGAGGACCGGCGGCGGCTTTGGCATCCGCGTGGAACACTCTGTGCTGTCTGCCGGCAACCCAGCCGTGGCTTTGGCTGGTTCGATCCGCACCGGTCGAAGCGGCCCCGGCCTTCGGTCTGGTTCTGCTCGATGCCCTGCCAGTCCTTCTGGACACGCTTGGCGCGGGAGCGTTTCGCCATGGTTGACCTGACCGAGGAGGAGCGCGCCGCGATCACCGCCACCATGAAGCGCGTGGCGCTGCTGATGGACGAGATCGGCTGGGCCACCCCGCTTGCGGATCTGACCGAGCCGCAGGTGCGCGCGCTGATCGAGGAAGCCGTCGAGGGCTTCCGCCAGGCCATGTCCGACATCGCCCGGGCGCAGACGCCGGAGGTACCGTTCTGATGCTGGATTACAATCACCGCCCCAGCTTCGCCGACCGGGTCAACGCCGCCGTCGACCAAGCGCTGACCGCCGATCAGGCGACACGGACGCCCCGCGACTATCTCGGCGGCTCGCGCCTCGGCCATGCCTGCGAGCGGGCCCTGCAGTTCGAGTTCACGGCGACGCCGAAGGACGAGGGTGCCGATTCCAGCGGGCAGACGCTGCGGATTTTTGCCATCGGTCATCAGCTCGAGGATCTGGCGATCCGATGGCTGCGCGCGGCCGGGATCGATCTGGTCACCCAAAA